GCTTGCGGCTAGCGAGTTCAGGCGGACGGCGAGCCCATTGAACGACTTACTGTTCGTTCCGTTATTGCCGTAGAAAAGAAGCTCGATCCATGATTTACCTATGCCCCGTAGAATCCGTGCTGCACGTCCGTTCCGGAACGCTTGAGGATTCGGCGCAGCGTCAACCATAGCTTTATCCGAATCAGAGTATGCTTCCATCATTGAAAGGATGTCCCGCACTTCCTGCGTTTCGACACTTACGTTTCCGACCCCGTCGTTAAATGTGCGCAGTTCTCCTTCGGGTTCGCTGTACTCTTGTGCGGAGACGTGAGAGAAAATGTCGTTTGCTTGAAACCACGGCATATCATCCCATATGCGGTTTATGCGCGTGAGAATGGCGGCAACTTTGTGTAGCTGCCCGTTTGGTGCAATGTTTTTCGCCAGCTCCAGCATAGTGAGCTGGTTCTGTATGGCTATAGTGCTCATTTTTGAATCTCCTTTCGTCCGTCATCCCGACGGTCTTGGAGTCCCGCGCCCTGCTAGTTGCGCGAGGTTATTAAGAGTGCGACTCTACTTTTGCATTGACGGGAATTCCAACTGAGGAGTCCCCCCCGCGGTTTTACCCATTTCCTTAGCCTGAAGCGCTTGACTTCCGGAGACAAAATCTTCCGAGTAAAGTCTTCCGACTTCGTCCATAATGCGCACGATATGGGGATGATGCGGTAATTGCTTTGCGAGGTCCGATATTTCCTCCGCAGTTAGCTGCGCACTGGCCCCCGCTTTTTCCATGCCAAGAATCGCTCGATTAATGCGCTCTTCGTATTTAGCTCCCCATAAACCCTTCACGGTCTCTTGATTCACTATCTTTTGGGCTTCGTTATATTCCGCGATAGCCTTGGTCATGTTTCCGAGGATGCCGTTTAGCTGCGCGTTATTGAGTCCCTGAGCGTGGGCTTGCTGCACTAGTGCCCCTACAATAGGATCATCGGCCGGTACGCCCTCCGGCATGCTCAGCTTGTAGTCTTCGGCTTTTTCCGGTACGCCCATAAACGACCGCATCTTAGCGTCGAACTCGGCCCGCTCTTCCGGGGTGGCGTTATCTCCCGGCACGACGAGAGCCGACTTTAATTTACCTTCCAGGTCCAGGTGAGCCTTTAAAAGATCACCCGGCGCCTTATCCTTCCACCCGGCCGCCGCTTCGTTCGACCGAACATCGTCGGGAAGCGAATCAAACCACGTGGTTCCTGCCCCACCGGTATCGCCCGCGTCGGTGTTACCCTGTGTCGGATTTCCGCCGATGTATGTATCCTGATCCATAATCACGTCCTTTCTTCACCGTCGATTATCCGCGCCCTGGCGGTATCGACCTCATATTGTCTTTGGCTCATCACCTCTGCGAATACTGCACCGAGTAGCCCCGGTATCATTGACCCGATTGTCTTGAGCACGAAATTCCGTTCACCTTCGTAAAAATGACTCCAGGCGTTTCCCGTACACGTCGTTTCCAGTAGATGGCCGCGTTCCATGAGATATTCCAGCGTTCGCTTTCCGTGTGGGGTTCCGAACGTTAGCTCAAAATCTTGTCGGATAGACATGGAATCAATAAATTGCTGCCGTTCGTCTTGTTTCTGCAGACGCTCCTTCGAGGTCTGAATCATGCGCTGCCTCCCAGCCCGGACATGAGCTCGGTCAGTACAGACGGCTCTTCCGGGTTATAGGGAGTATCGCCCAGCTTCTTAGCCCCTTCGACCGCAGCCATGCCGACTTGAGCCTGTTGCATCGCTCTTTGTTCCTCCGCTCTCTGCTTGCGTATCTGCTCTAGTTCCTCGGCCGACCTTACACTGGAACCGGGCAAGCCGACCAATCGAGCGCGTTCTTGCGCCAGTTCATCCATATTGTAATTGTCCAGAATCTCCGGCGTGATCTGCGCGGCGACTGTGGCGAACTGCACGGTATCGTCTATTGCTCTGATACCTATCATCTGTTGCGCTTGGGCGAGGAGACTGATGTACTCCACCTTGTAATCCGCGCCCTCAAGTTCTTCCGGGAGCGGCGGTAGGTCGTACAGCCACGGTCTCTTAAGCATTCGCTCTACAGCGAACACTACTAATTTATCTAGGATTTCATCTTCTTGCCGCTCGACGAACGGACCTAATTGCAACATCTTCTCGCCCTGCATCTCCAGTATTTGCGTTGCGGTAACATTTCCTTTCTGATCGTTTTGCAAAATCATCATGAAAATATCGTTGTAATACCCGTGCCGGATTCGGTCTCTAACCGCCTGAGCTTTCGCTTCTCCGGCTGCAATATCGAATTTAAATTCAAACAGACGCCGGATTCCCTCAGGCTGTCCGTCGTAAAAAGTCACCCCTCCAGCGGTCTTGCGGATCGGGCTACCAAGCAGCGAGGCGGGCACAAGCATGCTGGGATCTAGTTCCAGGTGAGTCGCTATTAATGAAGACTCTTCGAGGTCCTGCAACATTTTTACGTCCGGTAGAATCTGCATTCCCGGAGAATCGCACCCGTATTGATCTGAGCCAACCAGCAGCCAGGACCCGGCCGCGTACGGAAATGTTTCGAATCCCGATTCGCTGACAATAGCCCGGTCGTTCCCCAGCTCAATCCAAATCGATTCGTAGGGCATATTGAGCGCATCTTTGCGGCTGGGATCGTAATCGCTGCGGGGTTGTACTACGTGCAGCAACTCTACTGGAAGATAGGGTTTTTTATTGCGCCCCTCCATTGCATCCCTGACGCGGCTCGATACCTTATCGATGCCGAACCGCTCAATCATTTGGATTGCGTACATCCATTCGGTACGATATACCGTATCAACGTTGCCGCGTTCGTTGCGTGCCCACCAGTATTCACCGAATGTAAACGGCTTGAAATGAAACCCTCCCTGGATAAACTCTCGCATAGCGATTAGGTTATTCGCAAACGCCAGTACTTCGCCGTACCCGGAATGCATGCAGCTATAGAAGTTCGAGCGCCTAAACTGCGCATAAAGGCGCCTCTGAAGTGCATCAAAAACCCCCTTAACCGGTCCCCAGTTTCCTAGATCCTCATCTTGCAGACCTACTTTAAACCACGGCCTGGACGGAGGAGTTAGGCCGGAATGCATGCCGTTGTTAGCAATACTGTGAGCGTTTCGAGCGGTTGGGTCGAATATCTTCGATCCTCGCTTTCCGTGCATGCGGTCGGGTTTTTTATCATCTCCCGGGAATCGCCCGCGAGACGGCACGATATATTCGGAGACATCCAGGCCGATGCTCTCTATCGACGCCTCTCGCTCTCCCTTCAGCGTCTGGTACTTATTGATATACTCATCAACCCGGTCTTTTTTACTGCTCATCTGCCAGTACCTCAATGCGGACGTAGAACCCGCTTTTAGGCATTAGGACCAACTCGTTCGGGCCAATAGTTTTCTCGCTGAGCACCTTGTGGAATTGGTCTAGAAACGAAACTTTTATCCTCATCGTCGGTCGCTCCAGTAACTACCCGAAGGCTTTGGTGCGTTCGAATGCTGCATAGTGTCGGATTCGGAAACGCTACGAACCGGCTCCGAGAATGTGAGAGCCAGGGCGTCGGCGTCGTTGGGTGAGTGAATACCCCTGTTGCGCATCGCCTCCTTACTCTCCATTACACGGTTATGATTTGAGTCGTATTTGAATCTGACCGAGACTAATTGAGCGTGGAGCGTATCATCGTCAGGTATCGAGACAGGCAGCTCATCGTTTAGCCAATCGTTCATTAATCCCCATATTTCGTTGCGCTTGTTTTTGTACTTTTGGGGGGCGAGCGCAGCACCTCCGAAATTTACGGCTCTAACCCGCCGCCGGTATCCCATTTCCCACAGCCTAGATATGACCCCGTCCGCAGATCCGTCAATAAACATCATGTCCACATATGGATCGTTATCGTCCAGCATGACTTTAGCCGCTCCGACGTGCGCCATAGCGTCGTTACCGCGGTAGCGGGTAAGATTAAAAGCCACCCGGCCCTTACGGTAGATTGAGCTGGCTCCGTCTTTTCCGCCGGCGTCCGGATCGAACCCGACAATTACCGGACCATGCGCTTCGTTGGTGGCGTACTTTCGCGCTCGTAATACGCACTCGCTTGCTATTAGTGTCTCCTCGCCCGTAACCTGGAATGCCTCCGCGGGAGTCGCCGGGTACTCCTGTTTGAATAGCAGTGGATCTTTTAGTTCCACGATTTTCGCTCTCCTCCACGCCATTTGTTCGAGATCCAATCCATAGGCGTCCATATACTCGCCTTCTTCTGGACTGAGAACGAACCCCTCCGGCACGGCCTTACGGTATTCCGCTTGCCAGTACCACGGGATAAACACATCAATAAATTCAGATCTGCCGGCAGACGCGTCTTGCCATGCCTGGTGAAAAAAATTACCCATACCGTTAGCGGTGCTCTCGAGTATCACCTCGGTATCCTTCTCGTCGGGGATAGCCTGGAAAATTCCGGCTGCATGCGTGTCGGCGTTCGACCAGAACGCCACCTCGGACCCGTGAAAAAATTGGATCGTGGAGCTCCGGCCTGTGCCCTTGGTTTTTGCTGTGCCGACTTTGTATCCGCAATCCAATTTGTCAAACGTCAGCTCCTTAGCGTTATCAACCCCGGCAGACGGACGCACGGCCGGCAGGCAGTTGTTGTGGAATCGCTTGACCATCTCGAACAGGTTTTGCGTCGCCGGGTCCTCGTGCGTGAGAATGAACGCCCTAACTCCGCGCCGATGGGTGACTCGCCAATAGTACCGCCCCTCAACGTAGGTCGAGCAGCCCTGCTGCCTGCCCTTGAGGATAATCGCCCGAACCCGCCCGGTTCTCGCTCGTTGCTCCTCGATCCGCGAATGCAGATATTCTTGTGCCGAATTGAGAACGAACGGCTCGATGCTGCCGCTCTTTGTGCGTATCCATAGGCAATGCCTGGCATAGTACCTGTAATCATCGCGCAGCCTAATTCTTACGCGTTTTCGGTGCGAGTCCATCATTCGTCATCGTCTATATCCAACTCGTCCAGCGCCGTCTCGTGATCGTACGAATCGACCCTGAGTTTATCCGCCGGATAATGCCCTAGCAGTTTATGTGCATCGGTCCTGGCCCTGCTTTGCACGTCCCAGGCTCGCTCTTGCCATTGCAATACGGTCTCTCCTCCGCCCGAGCATTCTTCGCCCTGGCTTGCTGTGGTGGTGGCGAGGATTTTGACGCATCTTGGTAGAGTCTCCGGGTCTACCCGCCCTTTTATTTTTATCGTCTTCGTCGCTTTAGCCTTGAGTTCCGCCTTTAGCTGCTTTGCCAGTATTCTTTCGTAGATTCCCTCGTCTCTCAGAGCGTCAGTAATCGACATGATTTTAGCGATATGTTTCGCGACCTCTAGTGACATATCATCTAGATTTATTCGCATACCCCACCCCCCCCCCTTAAACCCCGCGCCCCTTCTCAAACGTCCTCATACCGCCTAACCCCAACATGCCTAGTAGCAACGTCATTAGCGTGGACGTATCCAGTGTTGGTAGTGGAGCAACCGGCGCGGAATGCAGTACACCCACCGTCCAGGGGAGTAATGGTTGTAAAAAAAACGAATAGACGAGCCCAGTCACACAGACCCAGCCAACTGCGGGCCTCCAGCCGCCCTTGAATATCGACGGACTCTCGGCCTCCGCTTTATTGACTGCGATTTGGGCGAGGATTAATTGACTCTCGATTTGCGCGGCTTGAGCTACGAGTTCGGCACGTTTATTGGAATCTAACGGCGCCTCCCCGGTTAACGCTGTCCGGATGCCTATCGCCGCCTGTCCTATGCCCTGGAGGATGCCCGAAGCTCTTCCGCCCATGAGATCCGATACTATCGACATGGTTTAGTTCCCCCCCCATCCGAACAGTTTCGAGCCGATAAACGCCAATGCGCCGCCAATAACGCCCGCGATGGCAGAGGCTGTCGTGTCCCATGTTTTGCGATGCTCTAGAGTCTCAATGCGCTCCCTGCAATCAGAGCACGTCCGGGATAGCGTGTCATAGATAACATCCAATTTTTGCGACTCGCTGAGGTCCTCGAATGTCGCTCGCGTTATCCCGCCGAATGGAGTATTGTATC